TATTGTCGCACCATAGCCACTTGTGCCACATTTCGGTGGATATGTCGTAAGCCCATGTAATGTCTATGGACGGAAACGAAATAACGTAAACTTCGTGGCCTTCCAACTGGTAGGTAAACGCAACCGCATCAGATACCACTTGATTAACTAGCGTATTTTCTACCGCATGGTTACTTATGCGTTTAGGAATGTAGCCTTCCATATACATAACTTGGGACTGGCCACGAATGTTACGGCTCAGGTAAGCAAACGAATTACCAACCCTTGCAACGCTAAACTTGGCCACTATGCCGTGCTGGGTAGATGTGCCGGGTATTCTTTGAAACGGAAACGGAAAGGTTCCAGCATCCACCCAAACTTCGGAAGATTCTTCACCCATTAGGTAAACTTCGCGGTGGTCAACAATTAAGGAAACCAAATTATCAGGCGCCCCGTCCTTATTACCATAAGACAATGCCGGTGTAATAGGGCTAAGAATATTAGAAGCCGCCCATTGCTGCGTGCCTGTGTGGTTGTACACAAAATAGTTATCCACAATGTCCACAATATCCGCACCCTGAAACGCACCGTCTGTGCTTGGCAAAATGCTGAAATTAAGCGCGTACATTGTCTCGCTAGTGGCTTCAGTTTGGCTTGGGCTAACCACATAACTACCCGTACCGCCTGTACCTGTACCAAATGTTAGGCTTAAGGTTAACCCTGAACCTGAACCGTTTGTGGTAGTGGAAGCCGGGTTTATAGGCTGGGCAGTATATGTGCCTTGGCTGCTAACTGTTAAGCCTGTAACCGCCCCGCTAGACACGCTAGACACCGTATAAACCTGTGGCGTAGAACCGTAAACACCGCCTACTACGGTTACTTGGTCGTTCACCGCGTACCCAGTTCCCGCAGTTGTAATGGTGTAGCTTAAAACAATACTGCTACCTAGCGCCGTTATAACTGTTTTAGAAGTTACGCCTGAACCCTGAACCGTTTGGCCGGGATATAACGTACCACTAGCCACCGCCGTAACACTTAACGTAGTGCTTGAAATAGTACCCGTAAACACCGCAGCAACTGGGGCGCTGTTCATGGTTTCGGCTGTGCTAATTGTTTGGCTTAAATTAATGGTGTACGTTCCAATACCGCCAGAACCCGTGCCGGTGCCTGTAATTACGGTTTCGGCTGCAACCCCAATACCGAAAAGGCTTTGCCCTGTGGCTATAACCCCGTTTTTAACCGCTGTTACGTTTAGGGTAGTACCGCTTATGGTGGCCGTAAATACCGCGCTAGACGGGCTATTAATGCGCCATGCGTACCTGTTTGTGCCGTCAGTAATGTAAACGTATAAGCCGTTGTCCGTAATGCCTACTTGCCCGGTTGTGGTGGTTAACTGGCCTACGATTGTGGGCACTAGATTAGACGTTAGCGAATAAACATAAGCCCCGCAAACCACAATTAACTGTGTGCTACCGGACAATGTTCGCATACCACGAACCGGTGCTTTGTTTTGCAGTACAACCGCAGAAGTAAGGCCGGGCGTTGGGTAAAGCGCTACCACCCCGCGTGTGCCGGGGGCTTTAAGCGGGTCTACTTCGGGGCGCCAATTGATTGTTTCTTGGTCATCTTGGTAAATAGACGGCGCAGCGTAAGACGGGCCAACAAAGCCAAATTCGGGCATTATTTAACCCCCGTCATCTAAAGAACCCGCCAGACAATATCCAACCGGCATCTTTCTGGCGGCCTACCAACAAGGCATCCGCATAAGTAGAAACCACCGGTGGGCGTAGGTTTGTGCGCTTAACCGTTGACTTAGACTGAGCTGCAAACTTGGTAATCATTGCTATTTGGGTGGGTGAAGCCTTGCCGTACATAGGCATTAGGCGTTCAGCAAGGCACCAGCGAAGCGCCATGTTATAGCCTTCAGGCAGCGTTATAACGTCATTTATGGTTGTGAATTTCTGAAATAACTGGTCAACAAAAATGTGCATTTCGCCCTGTGCGGGGTTTGGCCAAACGTAAATATTGCCTAACGTTTCAGTTGGTTCGTAATAAACCGCTTTTGGCCACGGGCCGTTTAGCGTTTTAAGGCCAATCATTTCGTACTGTTCTAGGTTCAGCACCGCAACTGGGTAGTCTAGGCCACCGTTATTAATAGGTTGCCCGTTTGAATTGGTGTTAATACGAACAAAACAAGAACGCAACTGTATAGGGCGTTGGTAATAGCTTGTAATAGTTGTGCTGTTAACGTACTGGTTTATGTTGACCAAGTAAGTACCAGCTTCGTTTACGTTACCACCGGCACCTGTTAGCATTTGCTTAATGGTAGTGCCGGGTTGTATGCCGTTACCGCTTAGGGTTTGGCCAAGGCTAATGCCACCGCTGTTTATGCCTGTAACCGTTAGTATGTTCCCGGCAATAGAACCGGTAAAGTTTGCGCTTATTTGGCCACCGGGGCCGATTGTGTACTGTACTTGGCCGGGCGTTATAGGAAATATGATTTCGTTCTTGTAAAACACCATCATATCTTCGTTAGACCATTGGTCTAGCATATCCTGAAGCATATCGTAGGCATCTGTGGCTGCTTCTGGCGTGGGTGTTTCCCCGGCTTCTAGCGCCCCAATGTCTTTTAGCGCCCTACTGATAATATCAATCGGCATTGTCATGTTAAACCGCCCTATAACTTAGGTGTAAATACTTGGGGTTTCCAAGGCGGGACAATAGATTTCGACTTTTCTAAAAGCGCCAATTGTTCCTCTAGCCTAGATTTTATTACATTTGCGCCGTCTCGCATAGCATCGTTTTCAATCCAACCGGCCACCATTTCTTCGGTAACTTCGGCAAGTGGCGTGCTAAGAACGGGGTTTGTGAAATACCAGTTGCCCTCAGTATCAACTGTGTTTGTACCGTCAGTCAGGCTTAAATGGTACTTTGCATGGGTAATTAATTCACCCTCTGCGCTTAGTTCCAGTATTTGCCATTTGTAATTCATGCTATCAAAGCAGTTATTTCTGCTTGTGTTAAACCAAGGGCAGTCAGCTTTGCAAGTGCAGATGCTTTTGCAGATGCTTCAGCTTGTTGTTGGGCTGTGTATGCGTTTTGTAGTTCTGTTAGTTTTGCTTCTACTGTCGCAGCAACAATCATCACTTCAGCACCGTTTTGGTCTAAGCAATTTAAAGAATTAACGTCATTGCCATAAATAACTGTTACGTTTGGGTATATAACTCTTACCGCATCATGTAAATTTGGTTTCATTATCTAATCTCCATTGCAGTCATTGTTGATGTTTGACCATCATTATTCCAATTTATATTTCCACCCGCAGAATTTCTACATATTTGTAATGTGTATGTGGTGGATGAAGTTGTTGAAGGAGAATCTAAATACATAAAAGAAGAACATGAGCCTCCATTAGCACTACTAACATATCCAGTTATGTGGTCAAAAGTAACAATACTTGTTGAAGCTCTTAATATTTGTTGAAATGCAAAAACTCCAGTAACCCCGCCACTAAACACTCCCATTAAGTTTGTAAATATAAGAATTTTGCTAGTAGAAAATTGTGGGGTAATTGTTACTGCTAAACCAGTATTTGCATAAGTTGTTGTTGAATTACTACCAGTTGATGAATAAGTAGATTGAACAACTTGAATAACACTACCAGTAGGCATATTCAAAGCTGGTACTTGGTAATTAGAACCAGTAGGGTATTGAACCCCTGATGAACCGTCAAGAACTAGGCTCATATTAAACCCCTCTAGCTTGGCTTGCTACCATTGCTTCGTAAGCAGACACTACTTCGGCAGACCAGACTGCTGTTGCAATAGCGGGTACTGGGCTAGGGTCTGTGTGTGCGCCTGTGTCACCAGGGTGACGTACCCATCTTGTGAAGTTACGGGCAATCTCTACACCGTCTTTGGTGATGATTTCTGCTTGGCGAACTTGTAGCGTACCGTCTTGTAAGGTTTCTACTTTGTCAATTACTGTTGTGGATGCTAGTGTCATGGTGACTCCTTAGAATTGTGCGTTATAAACTAAAACTTGGCTATAAGTAGCATTTGCTGAATAACTAGCAGCGCCATTTGTTAAACTTGCAATATAGCCACTTGTTGAATTACTGCTATTATTAAAACAAGCATAAGAATTTCCAGTATTTTGATCTTCTCTTGATAAATTAACAAAAGCAGAAACACTACCAACGCTTTGGGTTGTAAAAGGCAAACCACTAAATTGTAATTGACCCCCAGCAGTTCCACCGTTAGTTATTTTTATAGTAAACCAACAAGTAACTATTCTGCCTACTTTTGAATAATAACCGCTTGATGTGTAAGATGTAATAGAGCCAGTACTAGAAGTCACAACAGGAGTCCAGCTTCCTGTCTCATAGTCATTCAAAGTTGAGTTAGTAGTCGCAGAGGAATTACTAAATACTATGCCACCACCATTTTGTAGCATTTGTAAGTTGTTACCAGTAGTAAACCCAGCAACGTTTGCGCTTCCGTTGTTTACTATGACACTACTTGCACCACTTCCTGTGATGGTGTCTACGTTAAGGTTTCCGTATGCCATGTTAAGTTCCTGATGTTGAAGCTAACAAATAATAAGTTGTGCCACCAATACTGACAGCAATCTTATTTGTAACCGTATTTGTTGAAGAACTAGAAACCGCAGTTTCAACTAAAACGTTTCCTGTAATTTGTGGAACAGTAGCAGAATATTGTGATGTACTGCCAGAAACCAATACAAGAGACCCAGAGGTATCGCTACTTAAACTAGCCCCAGATGTTGCAGTACCAGCCGTAAGATTTGTACTCATAAAACCACCCACCTTTGTCCATTAGAAACTGTGACTGTATAGCCTGACGCAATAGTTATTGGGCCGACAGAAAAGCCGTTTTGCCCAGTCGCTATTGTATAACTAGCCGTTATAGAATTGTTATTTATTTGAATAGCGCCACCAGCTTGTGCGCCACCTAAACCGCCCCATCCAGAGCCGTTATAGCCTTCAAATGTCGCAGTTGTCGTATTAAACCCGTAAAGTCCCGTCACCGGAGTGGGTCTAGTCGATGTTGTCCAACTATTTACCACGGGCGCGGTAAAAGTCTTGTTACTTAGCGTTTGGGTTGTAGCCAAGCCAACAAATGTGTCAGTCGCAGCGGGTAAAGTCCAAGTATAAGTAGCGGAAGTGTTTGTTCCGACTACGTTAATTACGCCCCCACTAGTCTGTTGAAAAACTAAAAGTCCCATATATTTCCTTTAAAGAACAACCCAACGACTGCCAGATGAAACGGTTATCGTAACGCCATTGCTCAGAGTTACTGGCCCAACCGAACTACCAGCAGACCCCGATGGAATTGTGTAACTTGTTGCTATTGTCTTGCTGTTAACATAAATTCCCCCAGTAATTTGCATATTTCCTGAAGTATCTATCTTTGCAATTT